CGAGGTCGTAAGAGGTGAACCAATTAAGGTTTGTCTTAAATGTAAAAAAAGAGAGTGGATGTGCACTTGTTGGAAAATATTAAGGAGATAAAATATGCCAAAAGACGCTTGTTATTATAAAGTAAAAGCTAGATATAAAGTTTTCCCATCAGCTTATGCTTCTGGAGCCATTGCAAAATGCAGAAAAGTAGGTGCAGCAAACTATGGCACAGGTGGAAAAAAGAAGAAAACTAAGAAAAAAGCAGAGGGTGGAGTAATTATGTTAAACAATGGTGGAGCCACTATGCCAAAAAATAATAGAAAACGCTCTGCTAAAAATAAGAATATAGCACGTGGTTGTGGTGTTGTTATGAGAAGAAAAGAAACGTTTTACGCATAATGGCAGTTAGAAAGACAAAAGCGGGTTTAGCACTTAAACGATGGTTCAAAGAAGATTGGAAAGATCAAAGAACTGGTAAGAAGTGTGGTAGACAAAAAGGTGAAAAGAGAGGCACACCTTATTGTAGGCCAACTAAACGTATTTCTAAGAAAACACCAAAAACTGCATCAGAGATGACAGCCGCTGAAAAACGTAGTAGGATAGCACAGAAGAAGAGATTAGGGCAACCCGCAGGTAAGCCAAGACGAGTAAAAGCTTTGAAAAGGAGAAAGAAGTGAACAAAAAAACACAATTAAATAAAGCCATTCAAAAAGTTAAAAACAAAACTAATAATAAAAAAACTACAAAAAAGAAAAAACTTCCTCCAGCACTTCAAGCTTTTTTAGATAAAAAGAAAAAGAAAAAAGCGAAAGGTTAATCAATGACAACCTCAAACTCAAGAGATTTTAATTTAGATGTGGCTGAAGCCATAGAGGAGGCTTATGAACGTTGTGGCTTAGAAATGAGAACAGGGTATGATGCAAGAACTGCACGAAGATCCCTTAATATCATGTTTTCAGAATGGGCAAATAGAGGTCTTAATCTGTGGACTGTAGAGCAAGCAACACAAGCTTTAACATCTGGCACTGCTACATATCAGTTTACAACAGATTATACAGATTTACTTGAGGTTGTTATAAGAAGAAGTGGTACAGACTTTTCCTTATCTAGAATGTCTCGAGGAGATTATTTAAATTTACCTAACAAAGATCAAACGGGTAGACCAAGCCAATATTACTTTGATAGAAAAATTACACCTTCTTTAATTTTGTGGCCGACACCAGACTCAAGTTCAGATAGTTTGGTTTATTATTATGTCCGTAGAATACAAGATGCAGATACACTTCAAAACACAACGGATATTCCGTTTAGATTTTTACCTTGTTTAGTTGCAGGACTTGCTTATTATATATCTATGAAAAAAGCACCCGATAGAATACAAATATTAAAAAGTGTTTATGAGGAAGAGTTTCAAAGAGCAAGTGATGAGGACGAAGATAGGGTACCTCTTAAACTTACACCAGATATTAAATATTTGAGAGTTTAATGGCAAGATTTGCAAGTAATAAAAGAGCATTTGGATATTCAGAGCGTTCTGGCTTTCGCTATAAACTTAGAGATATGAGAAAAGAATGGAATGGATTGACTGTTGGCTATGATGAATATGAGCCAAAACATCCGCAATTAGATCCTATTCGTGTAGGACCCGATCCACAAGCTCTTAGAAACCCAAAACCAAGAGTAGAATTTATCAATGAAAAAATTACAATACCCATATTTGATTTAAATACATTAGTTTTTAATCCTACACCAAAAGCAACTGGTGAAGTTGGAACAGTCACAGTGAGTGTATCATGAGTTTTACTTTAACAACATTAACAGATTCAATAAAAGAATGGACACAAAATGATGAAACAACATTTATTGCAGAAATACCTTTTTTTATTAAAAATGCTGAAGAAAGAATTTTTAAATCTGTAGATTTAGATTATTTTAGAAAAAATGTTACTGGTTCTTTAACAAGTGGTAATAAGTTTTTGCAGAAGCCTTCTGATTATTTAGCTGCACACTCTTTGTCATTTGTAAATTCAACTAGCGAAAATGTATTTCTTTTACAAAAAGATGTAAACTTTATACAAGAATATTCACCAAATCCAACAACAACAGGTTTACCAATATATTACGCACAGTTTGATGTTGATAATTTTATTGTTGCTCCAACGCCTAGTAGCAGTTTTGAAGTGGAATTACATTATTATTACAGACCATCTTCTTTAACAACGGATGATTCTGGCACAACATGGATAAGTACAAATGCACCAGATGCATTGTTATATGCTTCATTAGTTGAAGCTTATACCTTTATGAAAGGGGAGAACGACTTAATTCAATTATACACTTCACGATATGCTGAGTCTCTTGCTAGGTTAAAAAATTATGCAGAAGGTCGAAACTACTCAGATAGTTATAGAGATGGACAGGTTAGGGTTCCAAAAACTTAACAAGGTAACACTTCGATGACATTTAAAAGAAATATTTTTTCCGTGCCTATTTTTCAAGGCAATCATGAAAATAAGGTTTTTCATGAAAAGTTAAGACAGCTTTGTTACAAATGGAAAAACAAACCAGAAACAAACGGCTTGGTATCCGAGAGTTGGGATTTAAGAAAACAATCAGATAATCAAAATGAAAAAGATAAAGAGGGCGTAACAACTTTTTTATCAGGTAATTTGCGAGACCATCCAGAATGGATTGAATGCAGTAATTTTATTGCAAATATGTCAACGCATATGTTAGCAGAGACACAAGATTTGACTAATGTAAATGTATCTGTTGGTAACCTTTGGACAACTTTTTATCCACAAGGAGGATACATACCACAACACGTTCATGGAAATTGCTTAATGAGTGGAGTTTATTATGTTCAAGCAGAAGAAAATGCTTGTGATATTGTTTTTACAGATCCTGCATGGATATCTAAAACAATGTTAAACCTAAGAGGTGTATTAAAAGAGTTTCCTACCGAGGGTGTAAAATTTCATGTCCCTATCAAAGAAAATTTAATGCTTATTTTTCCTGCTTGGCTTCCACATCACACCTTACAAAATAAATCTACCAAAGATAGAATAATTATTAGCTTCAATCTTGTGTTTGATGTTTATGATGATAGTATACCACCACTTGAAGGTGGACCTATCCTATGCACAAATTGTAAAGGTACAGTATGAAAAGTGTCGCAATAGTCGCTTTGGGCAATAGTTTTCACGAATATATTTTAGCAAAAATTAGGAGTGAAAAGTTTGATGAAGTTTGGGCAATAAACAGCATGTCTTCAGTTATTTACCACGACAAATGTTTTATGATGGATCCTCCATCAAGATTTCTTGATACGCCTAATGCTGGTAAACAAACAAACTCAATGGCAGATAGATTAAAAGCTAAACTTGGAATACCTATTTTTTCTTGCTGTTTGGATGAAAGATGTCCAGATGTTGTTGAGTATCCGTTACAAGAAGTGTTACAAAAAACAAAGTATGCTTATTTAAATAACACTGTTGCATATGCTTTTGCTTATGCTGTGGCACAAGAAGTAACAGATTTACACATATATGGTGTAGATTTTACTCACAAAGATGTAGCTTTTGCAGAAGCTGGTAGAGCTTGTTGTGAGTTTTGGTTAGCCATAGCAGTATCAAAAGGGATAAAAATACACATCGCAAATAGCTCATCTTTACTTGATATGAACATACCAGATGATCAAAAGTTATATGGATATCATAGATTAGATGACCCATTAGTTTCTACAACGACACAAGGCGAATTGTTAATTACAAAAAAATCTAAACTTGAACCACCAGAACCTTTAGATTCAAAGCCTAATTTGATAGGGAGAGAAGACATACCTGGTCTATCTTATGAAGAAAAATAAAGTAACAATAGTTGGTGGAGGCACTGCTGGTTTAGTATCTGCTTTAATACTTAAAACAAGATTTCCATATCGTGAAGTAAATATAATTAAATCAAAAGAAATAGGCATTATTGGAGTAGGAGAGGGGTCTACTGAACATTGGAAAAATTTCATGCAATATTGCAATATAAATCCTATAGATTTAATTAAAGAAGCAGACGCTACAATTAAACTCGGTGTGATGTTTGAAGACTGGACACCTAAACCTTATTTTCACAATATAACCGAATATCACATGGAAACTTTTTCTCAATATTTATGTGCGTATGGTAGTAATTTATTAAAAAATCAAATAGCAACAACAGACCCTTTGCACATAAAAAATGAATTGCACCTCGAAGATGTGAATGTAAAATATCCTTCTCAATTTCATTTTAACACTTTTAAATTAAATATATTTTTATTAAAAAAATGCGAACAATATGGCATTAATGTTATCGAAGATGAAATATTAAATGTAGAAATTACAAACAATAACATATCAAAGCTTGTTGGCGAAAAAGCAATATATACTTCAAATTTTTATATTGATAGTACTGGATTCAGACGTATATTAATATCTAAGTTAGGTGCCAAATGGGAGTCTTATAAAAAATATTTAAAATTAAATGAAGCCATCGCTTTTCAAACTGAAGACACAGAGAACTACAATGTTTATACTTTAGCAAAAGCCATGAAGTATGGATGGTTTTGGAGAATACCTGTTTATGGAAGATGGGGAAATGGTTACATATTTGATAGCAATTACATTAGTAAAGATGAAGCGAAACAAGAATTAGAAAGAAGGCTGCCTAAAGAAATAGAGATAGCTAAACATATAAAATTTGATCCTGGTAAAGTAGATAAAGCTTGGATTGGTAATTGTTGTGCCATAGGTTTAAGTGCAAACTTTATTGAACCTTTAGAGGCCACCTCAATCGGAACTAGTATAAATCAAAGTTTTTTATTGGCTCACTATTTACATAATTACACAGAATTAGATATACAAGACTACAATAAAAAAGTTAATTACATTATGGAAAACGTCAGAGATTTTGTTTGTCTCCATTATATGGTAAAAAGAGAAGACACAGATTTTTGGAAAGATATGAAAAAAATTAATGTACCTTTGTCTTTGCAAAAAAATTTATTTAAATGGAAAAATAGATTGCCTATAAGAGAAGACTTTGAACAAACACAATATCTTCTGTTTTGGGCACCTAACTTTACAAGCGTGTTGCATGGCATAGGTTTTTGGGACAATAATAAATTAAGTGTTATTGAAGAATATAATAGTTACAATGCAAATTGGTCAGAACAAATAAGAGTTTCAAAGTATAAAAGAGATACTTTTTTTGATAATATTAAAAAAGTGAAACATAAAAAATTTTTAACTTATATAAGAGGATAGCATGAATTATAAAGATCATATTTTAATTATACCAGAATTTGTTCCCAATGAATTTTGTGATGATATGATGCACATAATGGATCAAAGCGATTTAACAAATGCAAAAGTTGATAGAGTTATACAAAGAACAGATATTCAATTTAGAGGATATGGACTAATATCTGAATTTGCTCAAAAAGAAAATAATCAAGACTTACTAAAAGTAATGTATTTTTTTCAAAAAGAATTACAAAAAGGTCTTGATCTTTATGCGGAGTGTAATGGATATATTAAAGAAAGCTTTAATAGAGGTACTTGGTTTTTTGATTCTTTCAAATGGCAAAAAACTCCAAAAGGAGGAGGTTATCATGTTTGGCATTATGAGAACTCTGTAATTTGGCAAAGACAACTAGTATGGAATTTGTATCTTAATGATATTGAAGATGGCGGAGAGACAGAATTTTTAGATCAAAATAGAAGAATAAAAGCAAAAAAAGGAACAATGGTGATTTTTCCTGCAAGTTGGACACACATGCATAGAGGTAATCCTCCTTTAAATAAAGATAAATACATAGGCACAGGTTGGTATGCCTATCATATATCAGAAGAAGAATGGGGTTTTGCTAAATCAAAATTGGCCGTGTCATAATGTTTTTTCATAAAACACCAACAGTGGTCTTAGATTGTTTTACACCTTACAGTTCTGTTCTTGATCATTTTCCAATTAAACTAAGTGATCAAATAAAGCCTTCTTTTTCTAAAAAGGTTCCAACACAAACATTGGAATCGAGTGCAGTTCATCCTAGACATTGCCCAGGAATGCACGATTTAATTAATAGAGGTTTAGTTTTACCAACTTGGGCAGAAATTTTTTTTACAGTGACTGTAGAAAACAATAACGTAAACATAGACATACAAGAAAAATCTGGTGAAACTCCAATAACACCGATGAACTTTGGATTAGATGGGAGTAATTCTTATTTTAATAATGTTGACTATGTGTTTGAAAAAATTTGTCCCCCTTGGAAAATTAAAACAAACAGTAAAGTTAATTTTTTACAAACCAATGCATTACATTATCATATGAATGTAAATTTTATTGTTGTAAATGGTGTATTGGATTTTTACTATCAACATAGCACAAGCGTTATACAAGCAATAAATAAATCTAAAAGCAACAAGTTTAGTATTATTCCTGGTGAGCCTATTTGCCAATTTGTTCCTCTAGAAAAAATAAATTTAAAAATTAAAAATCATTGTGTCACTTCAGAAGAATTTGACAAAATGGATCGAGAAGTTACTTTTGTAAATAATTTCGTAAAACTTAAAAAGTGGAGTTTAAAATGATTACTCCTATATTCTCTCCTTGGTATGCTCAAGGTCAAATAAAGGACATGGAAGAGGTAAATAAACAAATTTATAAAAAAATAGAGGACAATTTAGATAAAGCAATGTTAGATAAACTTTATTGGAATTGCAATGTATGGACTACTCATGGATCAATTGAAAACAATCGTATATTTAAAAAAGAAATAGACTTGTGTGCATCTAAAGTTTTACAATCCGTTGTTGATATAGCAGATAATTTAGGTCACAGATTTACAAAATTAAAATTAAATAGTTGGTTCAATGCTTACAAAGATTTTCAGTGGCAAGAGTATCATCATCATCTGCCTTCAATATTAAGCGGAATATATTTTGTTTCTTATGATCCATTTACTCATGGCAAATTAACTTTTAAAAATCCTCTTGGAGATTGGAGAATATCACAAACTGCAAAAATGAATTATTTACCTAACGATAGAGTTGATCCTCAAGATCAATTATTAACAGAAAATTTTGTTCCTGCTATTCAAGAGGGTGACATAATTATTTTTCCGTCTGGGTTATCCCATGCAGTAACAATATCAAATAAAAAATCTAATAAACTAAGAATAACTTTTTCTTTTAATGTAACTTATGAGGAGTAAATATGTTTAATGTTGGAATATCACAAGCTGGAAAAGTCAATGTAATGACTTCAGAAAAAGGAGGATTAACAAACGAACAAATAGCAGATTTGGCTGTTGATAAGATTGTTAGTATATCAGATGAAGCACCAGCACACATAAGACAACAAGCAAATCAATTTAGAGAACATCTTAAAAAAGTATTGTATCATTATCTTCTCTTGGCAAGAAACGAAGAGCGTGGTAGTATTATTCAAGTCCTGCGATCAAGTGGTCAAAAGGAAATGGCTGAATATATAAGGAGACTCTAATATGGCTATAGCACAAGCAATGTGTACTTCCTTCAAACAAGAGTTATTAGAAGGTGTACACAATTTTAAAAACTCAGGTGGAGACACTTTTAAACTAGCACTATATGCAGAAGGCGGTGGTGGTAAATCATCAACAACTGCAACATTAGGAGCATCAACAACTGCATTCACTACAACTGGTGAGGTTGCAAATAGTGGTTCATATTCCTCTGGTGGTGGTACTTTAACAAGAGTAGATCCAACTACATCTAGCACAACTGCATTTACAGATTTTGCTGATTTAAGTTTCACAACTGCTACAATTACTGCAATGGGAGCATTAATTTACAATAGCTCTGATAGTAACAAAGCAGTTGCGGTTTTAGATTTTACATCTAATAAATCATCTACTGCTGGAACTTTTACAATACAATTTCCTACTGCTGACGCTTCAAACGCTATCATTCGTATAGCATAGGAGTTTTAAATGTCTAGCCTCGGATATGGGCAAGGCACTTGGGGTAATAACCCTTGGGGTGGCTTCATTGATGTTGATGTTAGCGTCACTGGTTTTGGATTAACCTCTTCGTTAGGAACTATTCCTGCCGTTCATGGAGCGGCTCCAGTTCCTATTTTCCTAGGTTGGGGTGAAGGTGGTTGGAATCAAAACGCTTGGGGTGGTCGTGAAAGCACAGCCTTTGGTGTAAACGATGATGGTTTTAGTGTAACTGGAAGCGTTGGAAGCGTAACTGTTACTGGAACTGGTGCAGTATCTTTAACGGGTGTATCTGCCACAGCCACTCTTGACTTTGATTCTACCACTGACATTAACATTCCTATATCTTTTGCAGTTACTGGTCTTGGTGCTACTTCTGCACTTGGTAACGAAACTGCTTTTACTAATGTTACAGTAGGTGTAACTCAATCACAAATAAGTTCTAACATAGGTAGTGTAGATTTTGATGGAGACGCAAACGTACCTATTACTGGTCTTGCTGGAACAACTGCACTTGGCAACGAAACTGCTTTTACAAATGTTAGTTTTGCAGTCACTGGTCTTGCTGGAACAACTGCACTTGGAGATGAAGTTGCTGCACCACAAACTGTAGTTAGTCCTTCTGGATCTGCTAGTACTGGAGCAATAGGAAATGTAACACTTCTTGGGGCAAGTAATCACACCGCAACAGGTTCTGCTGGAACAGGTGCAGTGGGTAGTGCAACACTTGTTGGAGCAAGCAATCATACTGCTACTGGATCTACAGGCACAGGTGCAGCGGGAACTTTAACTATTGTGCCATCTATTGAAGTTGTGCCGACAGGGGCAGAGGGAACTGGTGGTACAGGAACTCCGTTGGTTGGAGGCGGAGCAAAAGTCGTTGAAGATGGATTAACGGGTACTGTTAACATTGGTGATGAAGCAGTATCTGCTGGAGCTAATGTATTTCCAACTGGTGTATCAGCATCTGGATTTATATCAAACCCAGCAACTGGAACTCTTGGTGATGTAATTACTTTAACTGTTACTGTGCAAGAAGTATCTGGAGCAAATTATTATTTTATTGATGGTGTCCAGCAACAAACTGTAACTTTAATAGAAGGTAAAACTTATCACTTTGATCAAAGCGATTCGAGTAATGATGGTCATCCATTGAGATTGTCAACAACTTCTAATGGGACACACGCAGGTGGTTCTGCGTATACAGAAGGAGTAACGGCCGTAGGCACACCAGGAACAAGTGGTGCTTATACCGCAATAGAATTAACAACTGATGCACCAACATTATATTACTATTGTAGTAATCATTCAGGCATGGGTGGAACTGCTAATACATTTAATTCAACTGTTAATGTAGTAGGTGCTTCAAATGTTGTTGCAACCACAAATGTAGGCACAAGTGCAGTTGGTACTCTCTCTGTTGTTCCATCTATAGAGGTAAATGTTATAACAGTTATTGGAACAACTAATGTAGGAACACTTGCCACTACAGCAGAAGGTGTGGTATTATTAACAGGAG